GGCGACTGGCGGCGTCTGCCGTTCCTCTCCTGCGACCTCGGCGCCGAGCAGCCGCTGCTCGACGCCGACGTCATCGGCGTGGGCTCCAGCCGCGATCCGGCGGCACCCTTCCTCGACACCGTCACGGTGCAGGGCCAGGCGGTGGTGCCGCTGGACCTCGTCAACATCGGCCACTGGCTCCGCCTGCTGCTTGGGGCCCCCACCACCACCGGCACCAGCCCGGACTTCATCCATACCTTCGGGTCGGGCGCCGCGGCGCTGCCCTCCAACAGCATCGAGATCGGCTACCCGGACGTGCCGAACTACGATCTCTGCACCGGCGTGCGCGCCGACACGCTGGAGATCGACTTCTCGCCGACCGGCCCCGCCACCGCGGCCTTCGGGCTGATGGGGCAGGGCTCGACGCGCGGCGCCTCGAGCTCGGGCGGCACGCCGACCAGCGCCGCCTACACCGCCTTCCACAAGGCACAGGGGGCGATCAGCCGCAACGGCGCGGCGCTGGCGCAGGTGACGGGTGCGCGGCTCACCTACGCCAACGGCATGGAGATGGTGCGCACCATCCGCGCCGACCGCAAGGTGGAGGGCGTGGACCCCGGCATCGCGCGCGCCACCGGCCAGGTCACCGCGCGCTTCGCGGACACCACGCTGCTGACCCAGGCGCAGGACAACGCCCCCGCGGAGTTCGCCTTTTCCTACACGATCGACGCCAACCGCAGCCTCACCTTCACGCTGCACGAGGTCTACCTGGCGCTCGCCAAGACCCCGATCGAGGGGCCGGCCGGCGTGGAGGCGAGCTTCGAGTTCCGCGCCGCCTACAACGCGACCGCTACCTGCATGATGACCGCCGTGCTGAAGAACCAGCAGCAGGCGAGCGAGTATGCGTGAGGCCTACTCGGTGCGCCGAACGGCCGTGACGCGGCGCTTCTGCCGCCACGCCGCGAAGGCGGCGCGGATCTGCGCCATCACCCGATCGGGCAGCGGGCCGTAGGTGAACGGCCCCGTGCCGCCTTCGGCGGGGCGCAGGTCCGGCCCCGGCCAGACGAAGTGGTTGTACTCGGTGACCACGACCCAGCACGGCTCCCGTTGCAGGCCAAGGCGGACGCGGGTTTCGGCGGGAATTTCGACCGCCGCGCCGGGCTCTTCCGGCGGGGTGGAGGTGATCGGCAGGACGACGACCTCATCCCGGCCGTCCTCCCTGCGAACCAGGGCCACCACCGCCGCCGGACGATCCTTCGATCCTTCCTCCCGTCCTGCCGCGTGCTCGTGGCTCCAGAGATAGGCGTAGCGGATCACGTCGCCGACGGCCGGCAGCGCCGGCCTGTCAGGCTTCATGATCGAAGCGCTTGTTCTCCTCTGGCGGCCGCGCCGCGAGGATGGCGTCCACGATCTCCTGCGGCGCGTCCTCGGTGCGCACCACCTGGCGGTCGCGGCGCTTGAGGCGCTCGTACTCCTCGATCGAGATCAGCACCGTCCGCGGGCGACCGTTGCGGGTGATGGCGACGGGCTGGGTGAGGGCCTTGTCCTGGTAGAGGCCGAAGTTCCGCTGCGCCTCGGCCGCCGGGACCTTGAGCATCGGCTCGGTCATCGGGGGTGTTCCTTGGTTTCTGCAGGATACATAACCCATGGAGGGGCCAATTTCCATGCTCACCCTCGACCTCCCGACCGAGCCGTACTGGATCGACCTCCCGCGCGGCGTCCGCGTGGAGATCCGTCCGGTGAACACGGCCGTCATGGCCGCCGCCCAGGCCGCCGCCGCGCGCCGGCTGGGCGCGGTCCGCGCTGCGGACGAGGATCTCGACCCCGACCTCGCCCGCGGCCTCGCCTTCGCCTTCCTGGTCAAGGCGCTCGCCCGTCACGCCGTCACCGCCTGGGAGGGCGTCGGCGACGCCGCCGGCAAGCCGCTGCCGCTCTCGCCCGAGGCGGTCGAGCGCCTGATGGACCTCGACGACATCGCCGCCGCCTTCTGGGACCGCGCCACCGCACCGGTCGCAGCGGTGGCTGCCGAGGGAAACGGCTGAGGGCTCGCGCCGCCTGGCACTTCGGCCGCGGGCCCGACTACTGCCGCGGCTGCGCCGCCCTCGGCCGCGACTGCGCCGACGCGTGCCCCTACGCCGCGCACGCCCCGACCAGCGTCCAGGGCCATGCCTGCTGGGCTGCCGGCACGGCCTGCGCGGAGGTCACGATGGCCGGCCTGACACTCGACACCGCCGGCGCGCTCGCCGCCGCGCGCGATCTCGGTGCGTTCGGCTGGGCCGCCGCCGAACTGCTGCTCGCCATCCGCCTCGGCATGGCCGAAGGCGCCACCGCTCGCCGGGACGGGGAGGGAAAGCCGCATGGCTGATGCAACCCGCCGCGTTTCCGTCCGCCTTTCGCTAGACGATGCCGCCCGGGTCAAGGCCGGGCTGCGCGAGGTCGGCGAGACCGGCCAGCGCTCCCTCGACCAGATCAAGGGCGGCGCCGAGCGCGCCTCCCGCTCCCTCGAACTGCTCGACCTCGCCACACGCGGCATCCAGATCGCCGGGGTCGCGGTCGCCGCGCGGGCCCTTGTCCAGGCCGGCGACGCGCTCACCCTGGGTCTCTCCCGCCTGCAGAACGCGACCGGCTCTGTCGAGCGTGCCGGCCAGGTCTACGAGGCGCTGTACCGCAATGCGCTCTCCACCGGCGTCGCGGTCGCCGAGAGCGTCGACGCCTTCCAGCGCTTCGCGATCGCCGCCCGCGAGATCGGCGCCACCTCCGACCAGGTGGTCCGCCTCGTCGGCGGGCTGCAGCGCGTCGCCATCGTCTCCGGCGCCTCCACCCAGGAGATCAGCAGCGCCACGCTGCAGCTCGCCCAGGCGCTGGCCTCCGGCGTGCTGCAGGGCGACGAGCTCCGCTCCATCCTCGAGGCCATGCCGCTGCTGGCCGAGGGCCTGGCCCGCGAGCTCGGCGTCTCCATCGGCCAGCTCCGGCAGATGGGTTCGGAGGGCCGGCTCACCGCCGAGCGGGTGTTCCCGGCGCTGCTGCGGGCGACCGAGCGGCTCGGCGCCGAGCTCGACAGGGCGCCGCTCTCCCTCGGCCGCGCCTTCGGGCAACTCACCGCGGCGACCGAGAACTTCCTCGGCCAGCTCGACCGCGCCATCGGCCTGTCCAACGCGCTGGCTCGGGCGCTCTCGGCCGCCGCGCGCGCGGTGGACAGCGTCCGCCAGGGTGCCGGCCTGCGCAGCGAGGAGGAACGCCTCGCCGGCCTGCGCCGCCAGGCCGAAGCGCTGTCGGCGCAGATCGGCCGGCTGGAGAGCGAGCAGGACGGCCGCGACAGCCTGCGCGCCCCCGTCCGCCGCGGCAGCATCCGCCCCGGCCTGGTCGGCGCCGCCGAGCAGCAGGCCGGCGTCGACAGCCGGGCGCGGCTGGAGGAGCTGCGCCGCGACTACTTCGCCACCCTCGCCGAGATCGACTCCGCCGAGCGGGAGTCGCTCAACCGCCGCCTGGAGGAGCAGGAGCGCGCCGGCCAGGCCGCGGCCGACGCCCGCCGGCGCCGCGCGGCGCAGGATGTCCAGGAGCTCACCCGCGAGCTCGACGACCGCTTCCGCATCAACCGCGAGTACGAGGAGCGGGTCCGCCGCCTGCGCGAGGCCGAGGCCGCCGGCGCGGTCACCGCCGCCGAGCGCACCCGCCTCGAGACCCTGGCCCTGCAGGAGCGCGACGAGGCGCTGCGCCGGCTCGAGCCGCGCGTCGCCGCCGTCCGCCGCGCCAGCACCGAGGGCGCCCGCGAGGCGCGCGAGGCCGAGCGCGAGGTCAACGAGATCCTGCGCGAGCGCGAGCGCCTCATCCAGGACAACGAGACCGCCTACGAGCGCTACCAGCGGCGGATGGAGCGGCTGTCCGACCTGGTGGTCCGGTCGGAGCGCATCGGCCGCCCCGTTCCCGACGCCACGGTGCAGCGCGAGGCCGAGCGGGCGCTGGAGGAGCTGGAGCGGGCCGAGCGGCGGGTCGCGGAGGGTGCCGGGCGGACCTCGGAGACGGTGCGCGAGCTCGGGCTCAGCTTCAGCAGCGCCTTCGAGGACGCGGTGGTCAAGGGCGAGAAGCTGTCCGCGGTGCTGCAGGGCCTGCTGCAGGACATCGCGCGGATCATCGCCCGCCGCACCATCACCGAGCCGCTGGGCAACGCCGTCTCCTCCGCTTTGTCGGGCTTCTCGTTCGACAGCCTGTTCAGCGGCATCGGGTCCTGGCTCGGCGGGCTGTTCCGCGCTGAGGGCGGGCCGGTCACCGCCGGCCAGCCCTACATCGTCGGCGAGCGCGGGCCCGAATGGTTCGTGCCGGACCGCGGCGGCACGGTGCTGCCGAACGGCGTGTCTCCTGCGGCGCCCGTCATCAACACCTCCATCGCCATCGACGCGCGCGGCGCCGACGCCGGCGTCGAGGCGCGGCTGCGGCTGCTCGCCGGGCAGATCGCGCGCCAGGCCTCGGCGATGACCCTGGATGCGATCCGCCGCGGCGGGGCCGCCTACGAGACGGTGCGGGGGTAGAGCCATGGTCGAATACGCCTGGCCCGAGGCGCTGCGCCCGACGCGGCTGACCTTCTACCTGCAGCACAACACCACGCGCTTCGTCTCGCCGGTCACCCGCGCCACCCAGGTGCTCCGGCGCGAGGGGGCGCGCTGGGTGGCGCAGGCGACCTTCGACCCGCTCGACCGCGTGCGCGCCGGCCTCCTCGAAGGGCTGCTCGCCGCGCTGGCCGGCTCGGTGAACACCGTCCGCATCTGGGACTGGCGGCGGGAGTTCCGCACCGGCGACCCGCGCAGCCAGGGCGACGTGCCGAGCGGGCCCTTCTCCTATGCGGACGCCACCATCTTCACCGACGGCACCGGCTTCGTGGTCGGCTCCGGCAACCCGGCGCTCGCCGCCGGCGCGCCGCGCGGGGCGCTCGCCATCCAGACCCAGGGCTGGTGGCCCAACGGCGTCGCCGTCGGTGCCGGCGACCTGATCGGCCTGGCGGGGCGGCTGCACATCGCCACCGAGACGGTGACCGCCGCCGGCGCCGGGACGGCGACCATCCCGATCGCGCCGCCGCTGCGCGAGGCGCTGCCGATCGACCAGCCGCTGGTGCTCACCAGGCCCACCGTCGCGATGCGCCTGGTCTCCGACGACGAGGCCGCCAACCCGACCCGGCCGGGACGCTTCACCGCGATCACCATCCGCCTCGAGGAGGCAGTCTAATGCGCCCGTCAAGCGGCTGTTTTGAAGGCGGTCTGGAAGGGCGTGCGGGTGCGGAGCACGGCCCAGAGGACGTCGACGCGGCGGCGCGCGAGGGCGATGACGGCCTGGTGGTGGTGTTTCCCCTCGCGTCGCTTGCGGTCGTAGAACGCCTTGCTGTCGGGGTGCTCCAGCGAGCAGAAGGCGGACTGGTAGAACACCCGCTTGAGGCCGCGATTGCCGCCGGCCGGCCGGCGCAGGAAGCGCATCTTGCCGGACTGCCGCAGCACGGGCGCGACACCCGCGGCAGCGGCGAGGGCGTCGGCGGAGCGGAACCGGCTGAGGCTGCCTGCCTCGGCGATGAGTTCGGCGGTGAGCACGACCCCCATGCCGGGCAGGCTGCGGATGAGGGCCGCGTCAGGGTGGCGGTCGAGCATGCCCTGCAGTTCGCGGTCGAGCTCGACGAGGCGGGCGCGGGCGGCCTGGGCCTCGGCGGCGAGCTCGCGGACGAGGCGCGCGGTCATGCGCTCGCCCGGGACGCTGATGGCCTGCCTGGCGGCTGCGGCAAGCGCCTTGTCGGCGAGGGCGTCAAGGTTGGGGACACCCTTCGCGCCCTGGAGATGCCGGAGCAGGCGTTTGCGTCCGGCGTCGCGGATCTCGGCCGGGGTGACGAACTTCGTCAGCAGGTGCAGCGGCCCCTTGGTGGTCAGGTCGAAGCTGCGCTCGAGATCAGGGAAGATGCCGACGAGCAGATCGCGCAGGCGGCTGATGCGCTGGGTCTGCGCGACGACGAGGTCGCGTCTCCGGCTGACGAGCAGGCGGATCTCGATGTCCAACTCGGTGGCCGTCTCGATCGGCCGGAGGTCCTGCCGCATGCGAACCTGCTCGGCGATGACGCGGGCATCGCGCGGATCGGATTTGTGCTCGCCGCCGGCGGTGCCCTGGCGGGCACGGTTGACGGCGAGGCCGGAGACGTGGACCAGCTCGAAGCCGGCATCGGCCAGCATGGCCTCGGCCAGGCCGGCGATGCCGCCGATCACGTCGAGGCCGATCCGCACGCTGCCGCCCAGCGCCCGGAGGTCGGCGACCAGCGTGTCGATCGCGGCGGGGCTGTTCTCCAGCTTGCGGTCGATCCGCACGGTGCCGTCGGCGTCGATGGCACAGATCCAGTGGACATCCTTGGCGATGTCGATCCCGACGTTGATGCGCATGGCGTCTTCCCACCTCCGTCAGTGGTCCGGCAGCCCGCCCACGCCGTCGTCGCCCTACATAGCGATGATCCGCAGAGCCCAATCAGCGGTCGAGACGGGTTGGCGGTGCCGGGGGATCTGCCTCCTGAGCCATCATCGGCGGCTTCTATGACAACCATCCCGGCACCGCCGCCGCGCCGTGATCCTGGCATGCCAGGATCACGGCGTCAGGCACTGCTCACGCAGCCTCTGAAGGGTAGGGCGTTGTGACCGAGGCCGCCGCGCGTCCCACCCCGCGCCTGACCCAGCAGGCCGCCGCCGCAGCCACGGCGCCGGTCGTCGCACCAGTCGTGCTCTGCGAGCTCGACTTCGCCACCGGCCCCTTCCGGGTCTGGACGGGCCTCGGCCCGCTCACCTGGGCCGGACTGACCTTCGAGGGCGTCGGCGACCTCGGGGCGATGTCGGAGGTAGAGGAGACGGTGGAACTGCGCGCCGTGCGGCTGACCCTCACACTCTCGCCGGTGCCGCAAGAGGTAATCGACATTGCCCTCTCCGAGCGGAGCTTCCGCCTGCGCCCGGTGCGGCTGTGGGTGGCGCTGCTGGATGCGGAGGGCGCCTTCGTGGCGGACCCGTTCCCGCTCTGGGCCGGGTTGATGGACACGATGGAGGTGGTGGACGGGCCGGAGCCGCGGGTTGCGCTCGCCTGCGAGAGCCGCCTAGTCGATCTCGAGCGCGCCGAGGTGCGCCGCTACACCGACGCCGACCAGCAGGCCGAATACCCGGGCGACCGCTTCTTCGAATTCGTCCCCGCCCTGCAGGAGGCGGAAATCCGCCTGCCGGCGCGGTGACGCGCCGCCCGGACTGGCCGGCCCGACTGGCAGCCCTGCTGTCGGCGGCCGAGGCGCGCCCCTTCCAGGCCCGGCACTGGAACTGCGCCCGCTTTGCCCTGGCCGCAGTCGAGGCGGTCACCGGGCAGACGCCGAGCTACCGGGTCCTGCCAGAGCTCGAGGCCTCGGCGGACAGCGCCGGCTTTCCCCGCATCCAGCCGGCCTTCGCTCGTCCCGGCGACGTCGTGCTCGCCGGGGACCCGCCCCGCCTCGGCGTGGTGCTGGACGGCGGGCGCGTCGCCTTCGTCGGTCCGCGCGGCTTGGTCCGTGCTCCGCTCACCGACTGCACCACCGCCTGGAGGATCGGCTGACGGAGCCCTCGCGGCAGCGCGGCCCGACCAGCCCCCATCACGGCGCACCCGTCCCGCCGCGATGCTGTGAGGTGTTCTCATGCCCGCCGCCGTTCCCCTCATCGCCATCGCCGCCGGCGGGGCTGCCTCCGCTGCCGTGGGCGGCGGCCTCCTCGGCGCGGTCGTCACCGCCGGCACCGCCTTCGTTGTCTCCTCCATCGGCAGCTCGGTCTTCCCGGCCAAGCGGCCGACCGCGCAGACGACCACCTCGGGCGGGGCCGGCGAGGATGCGGCGACCAGCCGCACGCAGTCCTTCCGCCAGCCGATCACCGAGCACCAGATCGTTTTCGGCCGCTGCAAAGTCGGAGGACCGATCGTCTTCATCCACTCGGCCCCCGACGACCAGGGCCGCGCCGATGGCTGGTTCTACGCCGTCGTCGTGCTCGCCGCGCACCGCGTCCGTGCCATCTGCGACCTCTGGCTCGGCGACACGCTGGCCAGCGACCCGAAGTTCGCCGGCCTGGTGCGCGTCGATCGCCACCTCGGCGCCCCGGACCAGGCCGCGAACGCCAACCTGATCGCGGAGACCGGCGGCAAGTGGACCGCCGAGCACCGCGGCCGCGGCCGGGCCTACGTAGCGGTGCGCGTCAAGATCACCGCCGAGGCCTTCCCCTCCGGCCCGCCGAACATCGCCGCCCTCGTCGAGGGCGCCGACACCATCCTCGACCCGCGCACCGGCACGACCGGCTGGTCGGACAACCCGGCGCTCTGCCTCGCCTGGTACCTGACCGCGCCCTTCGGCTGGAAGGCCTCCTGGGACGATATCGACATCCCCGCCCTGATCGCCGCGGCCAACATCTGCGACGAGCTGATCGGCACCCGGGCCGGCGTCACCGAGCGGCGCTACACGGCGAACGGCCGCGTCTCGCTCGGCGAGGGCAAGATCGCCATCACCCGCAAGCTCGTCGCGGCCATGGCCGGCGCGCTGGTCGTCTCGGGCGGGCGGTTCTTCATCCATGCCGGCGGACCGGCACTGCCGGCGGCGACGCTCACTTCGGACGACCTGCGCGGCGACGTCACCATCCAGGGCAGCCGACCGCGTCGGGACCTCTTCAACGGGGTGCGGGCGGTCTACGTCGACCCGGCGAAGAACTGGCAGCCGACTGACGCGCCGCCGCTGCTGGCGAGCAACTACGTCGCCGAGGATGGCGGCGAGCAGATCTACCGCGACCTCGAGTTCCCGCTGACCACCTCGGTCGCGACGGTGCAGCGGCTGATGAAGGCCGAGCTGGAGCGCATCCGTCGCCAGCGCGAGGTGGCGTTTCCGGCCAACCTCTCGGCGCTGGGGCTGCGGCCGTGGGACGGGGTGACGGTCGCTCTCGACTGGGTCGGGCCGTTCCCGGCGCGGGTGACGGGCTGGCGGCTGTCGCCGGATGGCGGCGTGGACCTCACCCTCTCCGAGGAGGACCCGGCCGTGTGGGACTGGAACCCGGCGGTGGACGAGCGCGCCGCCGGCGACAGCCCCTCCGTGGTGCTGCCGAACCCGGGGGTGATCGCCGCGCCCGCCAGCATCACCGTCGAAACGCCGCTCGGCACCGCCTTCGCCGCCCTCGGTGTCTCCTGGTCCGCGGTCGGCAGCGCCTACCTGGCCGGCTACGAACTCGAGTTCCGCCCCGCCTCCGTCGCCACCTGGCAGGGCTACGGCGGCGCCCTGGGCGCCACCGCGGCGTCTATCCCCACCGCCGAACCGACCGCCGTCCGGACGCGCGCCGTGGCCCGCAGCGGCGCGGTGTCGGGCTGGCGGGAGGCGGCCATCCCCGGCGCCGTCACCGCACCCGCCGCGCTCGGCATCACCGGCGGCGTGCGCCTGTCGGGCGGCTTCCCGGCCGATGCGGTCCGGCTGCAGGTCTTCGAGGCCAGCAGCAACAGCCTCGCCGCCGCCGTGAAGCTCGCGACCGAACCCACCGCGCTGCCCTGGGACCGCACCGGCCTCAGCACCGGCCAGACCCGCTGGTACTGGCTCCGCGCCGTCTCCGCCGAGGGCAATGTCTCGGCCCTCGCCGGGCCCGTCTCCGCCACCGCCCTCTGATCGGAGGCAGCCATGGCCGCCCGCATCGACGACCTGATGGTCCTCGGCCAGAACATCTCCAAGACCGACCTGGCGAAGTACCTGCGCGACCGCGAGGCGGTGCTGCCGCGCGACTTCGGCGGCCTCGGCGATGGCGCGGCGAACGATCGCGCTGCCATCCAGGCCTGCTTCGATCGTGCCGCGGCGGACGCGAAGTTCGCCGTCATCCCACCCGGCACCTGGAACGTCGATGCCGGCGTCATCCTCGGCGGCGGCGCCCGCGGGCTGATCATGCAGGGCGTGATCCAGTACACCGGCGCGGCCAACGCCCCGGCCACCGTGCTGACGCTCGGCGACGGTGGCACCACGCGCAACGGCGAGAAGCTCTACCTCAACCTGCAGGTCACGCGGCAGATCCAGTCCGACTGGGCGAGCGAAGCCGATATCGGCATCCTCGCCCGCAACCTCGACTCCTCGACCCTCGACCTCCGCCTGGTCTCGGGCTTCACGATCGGGCTGCGCACGCTGGGCGACGGGCGCGGCTTCGAAGACACGACGCTGATCCTCGGGCGGATCCTGAACAACCGCTACGGGCTCGACGCGCACTGCGCCACCGCCACGGCCTGGAACACCTCGATCCGCTACTACGGCGGCCACTTCGCCTGCGCGACCGGGATCAACCCGACGCTCGACCGCTTCGGGGTGCGCTTCTCGCGGCAGGCGGGGGCCTACAACAACCACAACCGGCACATCTTCGACGGGCCGAACTTCGAGCTCCGCCAGCTCGACCCGAACGTCGCCATCCCCTTCCTGAACGAGACGGGCGGCACCGCGATCATCGCGCGTGGGATGCGCATGGAGGCCTGCTCGCCGATCGCGGCGCGGCACGCCGGCGCGACCACCGACTGCGAGTACGAGGTGGCTTGGGCGCAGACCTACGCCATCGGCATCGACTACACCGCCACGGCGACCCGGGCCGGCAACGCCGTCACCAACCGCCACCGGGCGCCGGCCTCGCGGCTGACGCGGCTGCTGGCCAATATCCCGAACCTGCGGGCGGCGGCCTTCCGATACAGCAACACCGAGATCGGGGTGGAGGGTGCCTGCGTCATCGCCACCTCCACCACCACCGAGACCACCATGGCGGGGCTGTCCTGGAGCGGGCTGGACGGCATCGCAGGCACCGGCCGGGGGTTGCTGCTGAACGCCAATCGTGGGGTGGCCTTCGTGGTGCAGACGACGCACGCGAAGGAATTCGCCCTGGCGCACTGGCTGGCGGATGGCGCTGATGGCGGGCGGCTCTGCGTCCGCTGCTTCGACGGCGCGGGGAACATCCGGGAGGACCAGGCGGAGGACGTGCTGGCCTCCGGCACCACCATGCAGTGGGTCGTCGCCTCCAAGAGCTGGCAGGCCGGCGCGGTGATGCAGGACAGCTCGCTGAACCGGCGGCAAACGATCCGGCTGGGGCCGAGCGTGGCCTTTGCGCAGATTGGGATCATCGGCTTTGACGGGCAGATCGATCTCGAGGCGCTGCGGCTTTACGGCCTGCCGGAGGATGCTCCGTCGATCCTCTATGGCTGCCCCTCGCTGCCAGTGGGCGCGCGGACGCTGGCGCTGGAGACCAGCTGGGATCTGCCGAGCCTGGCCGCGGGTGCGACGGCCAATGTCGACGTCACGGTGCCTGGGGCGCGACGCGGGGACTTCGCCGATGCGTCGCTCGACACCAGCAGCATTGCCTTTGTGCTGGACTGCCATGTCTGGTCGAACAACAGCGTGCGCGTGACGGCGCGCAACGTCAGCGCCTCGACGGTGGATCTCGCCGCGGCGCCGCTGGCGGTGCAGGTCACGAAGCGGCGCGTCGCCTGA